TACCGGCAAATGATCGGCGGAGCTCGAGGGTGAGTCGGGCTCTCGCTCTCAAGCCGATCGAGATCAATTGGAAGTCGCCCGACTACGACGCGATCTTCGCGCGTCGGATCGAGGACCTGTCCCGGCTGCGCGAGCAGATCGCGGCGGACAAGAAGGCGGGCAAGGAGCGCACCGCCCTCGACGACGTCAAGGCGTACTACAAGCAGAACCCGGCCGACTTCATCAACGATTGGGGCGTGACCTTCGACCCGCGCAACGCGGAGGTCGGGCTTCCGACGCTGATGCCGTTCCTCCTGTTCGAGCGGCAGCGGCAGTGGATCGCATGGGTGATCGAGCGCTGGCGCGCGCGCAGCCCCGGCCTGTGCGAGAAGTCGCGCGACATGGGAATCTCGTGGCTCGCGATGAGCCTGAGCTGCACGCTCTGCCTGTTCAACGAGGGCGTCGCGATCGGCATCGGTTCGCGCAAGAGCATCTACGTCGACAAGATCGGCGAGATGAAGCCGTTGCTCCCGAAAGCGCGCATGTTCATGGAGAACCTGCCGATCGAGTTCAGAGGCGGGTGGGAAGCATGGCGCGACGCGCCGTCGATGCGCGTGAGCTTCCCGGAGACCGGCTCGCTGATCGCCGGTGAGGGCGGCGACGACATCGGCCGCGGCGATCGCACGTCGATCTACTTCGTCGATGAGGCGGCCCATCTCGAACGCCCGGACCTCGTCGATGCCTCGCTCTCGCAGACGACGAACTGCCGCATCGACATGAGCTCGGTGCGCGGCATGAACAACTCGTTCGCCCGGCGCCGGCATGAGGGCAAGGTCGACGTCTTCATCTTCGACTGGCGGGAGGATCCACGGAAAGACGACGAGTGGTACGCAAAGCAGAACCGCGACCTTGATCCCGTCGTCGTCGCGCAGGAGATCGACCGGGACTATTCGGCCTCGGTCTCCGGCATCGTCATCCCGGCCGCATGGGCGAAAGCGTGCGTCGGCGCGCGCGAGAAGCTCGGTATCGCTCCGTCCGGTGCGCGCGGCATGTCGATCGACGTTGCTGACGAAGGCCTCGACAAGAATGCGGCGTGCCGCTCCTACGGGATCGAGATCGAGAGCACCGAAGAATGGAGCGGCAAGGGCGGAGACATCTACAACACGGTCGAGCGCGCCTTCGAGATCGCGGACGAGCACGACTACATCGGCTTCGACTACGACGCGGACGGGCTCGGCGCCGGCGTGCGTGGCGACGCGCGCAAGATCAACGAGGGCCGCGTTGCCGCCGGCCGGCGCAAGCTCGACGTCGTCGGCTTCCGTGGGTCGGAGGGTGTATTCGACCCCGAGGGCATCGTCGACGGGACGATCGGGCGCGAGGGCGACGCGGGGCGCACGAATCAGGACTACTTCGCGAACCGCAAGGCGCAGGCATGGTGGGCGCTGCGCAAGCGCGCGCAGAAGACCTACCGTTGGATCGTCGAGAAAATCCCGTGCGCGCCTGACGACATCCTGTCGATCAGCCCGAAGTGCCCGCACCACATGAAGCTTGTCGCGGAGCTCAGCCAAGCGACGTTCACGACGAACGGCGTCGGCAAGATCGTCATCAACAAGAAGCCGGACGGCATGAAGTCGCCGAACCGGGCGGACTCGGCCGTGATCCGCTATGCGCCGAAAGACCCGCCTCCGATGAACATCACGCCGGACATCATTCAGCAGCTCGTGCGCGCCGGGCAGATGCAGCGGCGGCGCTGACCCCGGGTGGACGCCTGAGATTTTTATCTCTAAAAGGCGAGTCGGAGGCGAGACGGTCGAACACCTTCGCGAGCTTAGAGCAAGGGCTCTTACTCCTTTGGCGTAGCCGGCGCGGAAAATCCTAGGTCCGCCGCGTGGGGCGCGCGAAGTGTCAGTAGACAATGAGGGCCGGCAGGACCTCGGTCTCGTCTTCATCGATTTCGCGAAGGAGAAGCGGGATGTCGAAGCTAGAGGAGGAGCTCGAGGACTACGCAAAGAACCTCGAACGGCAGGCAGCTCTCGTAAAAGAAGAAGATGAGCTGATCGCGAGTCTAGAAGGGCTTCTTGTCGGCCGTCGCGTAATAACCCTGGGCGGCCCCGATCGCGGCGCCGGCAAAGGCAGCGAATATCAGATCGTCGGGCTGAAGAGCGGCGCCGTTCACGCCGACGCGGCGCACATGCGCCGGCCGCGGATCATGGGTCGCAAGGTCCTCGCGGGCAACAAGCTCGGTTCACAAATATGGGAGTGTAGCCTCTTCGACCCGAAGGACCTCCTGCAATGACGATCCTCGCAAACCTAATCGGGCTCGAAGCCGCGGTGACTCTCGTTTTCGTCGGGGCGCCGCTCCTGCTCGTGTTCGGGCTCGCCGCGGCGTTCGCTCCGAAGGACATCGTGTGATGTGGGTGCTCTGCTCGATCTGGATGCTCGCGCATCAGCAGCCGGACGCCTGCCTCGACGCGATCCGGCATCCCGACAAGGAGACCTGCGAGCGCGTCGAGCGCGAGGAGTTTCTGAAGCTCTTCGAGCACAAGTCGGCTCGCTGGCGCGAGGAGATGCTTCGCGATCAGATTTGCGTTGAAGTGCCGGTAGCGATTTCATCAAACTGACGGGCGAGACAGCATAGGGGTGGAAGATGGCGAGGCACTGGCGCGACGTTGATCAAGTAATCCATTGCGATGGACCGGATGGCGTCGATTACACCGAGCGCGACGGGTGTCGCTTCGAGATCCGCCCCGTAAAGGACGGCACGTTCTGGCTCATCGTGCACAAGCGGGACGGCCGGCAGTTCCTCGTCGGCATTCACTCGTCGCCCGAGCTCGCGCGTCATCAGGCCGACGTGCAGCCGGTTGACGACGAGACGCTGCGCCGGCTCCGGGAAGATCCATCGCCGGCGCCGAGCGCTGGCTTTGCCGAGACGCTACGATGATGATCGCGTCGCTCTTCGCTGCGGGCTTCTTCGCCGCAGGCCTTCTCACCGTCCGCATATACGAGACGGCCTCGACGCCGGCGCAGCGAAACCGAGCTGCCCCGTGGGGATGCCTCGCTGCGGTGTGCGGGCTCTCGTCGATCGCCGCGATCGCGGTGTCGCTGATTTAGTAGGGCGGAATGGCCTACAAAGACATCTCTAAACAGCGCGCCGCTACACGCGATCATTACCGCCGCAATAGTGCGATCTATAAGGATAGAGCGAAGGCGCATAGTAAGCGCGTCGCGCAAGGTGTGCGAGCCTACATCGCTCAGCACCTTCGATCACACCCCTGCATAAGCTGCGGTCTAGCGGACCCGATTGTTCTTGAGTTTGACCACCGCGATCCGAAGCTGAAATCATTCAACATCGGAGACGCTATCCGGCGCAAACTCGCCCTCAAGCGGGTAATTGCCGAAATACGGAAATGCGACGTCCGGTGCGCTAACTGTCATCGCCGTAGGACTTATGAACAGAGGCGAATCGCTTCTCAGGACGATACGATTGTTGACCTTCTCGATCCCCTTCCTCTATTCGACAGCGTATGAGATGAGTCGTCGGTTCGAATCCGACCCCCGCAACCTTCTCGGAGCAGCCGTGACGAGCGACGACAAGGCGACCCTCACCTGCATCGCGATCGGCGTGTGCCTCGCGATCGCGGTGTGGTTTGCGACCTACAAGGCGATCCTCTTTCTGATCGCGATTCTCAGGAGCGCTTCGCCATGAACCGCCGTCAGTTCCTCACCGGCGCATCGGCTGCGGTTGTCGCAGCGGTGACGCCGCCTGTGCCGCTTCCCGGCCTTTCGTGGGAAGAAGCCCCGCTCTCGACGATCTACTCCGACATCAAGGCGATGATCGACGCTCTAGCGCAGGCGTCTCAAATCCCGGAGCGGTATTTCGTGACGACGGCATCGCACGCGCAGCTCAATGCCTACTTCGAGAATATCAACATTTGGAACAATCAGGTGCTCGACGACATTGTGATCCATCGACTTTCCCCGGAGGGCGCGCAATGTCACTTGGAACGATCATCCTTGTCATCGTCGTGATCCTGCTCATCGGCGGCCTCGTGCCGTTCGGAGGCGGACCCGGCGTACCCGGCACAGGACAGCCCTTCTACCACGGCTACGGATACGGTAACGGCGTCGGCGGAGTCCTCGGGGTGATCCTCGTCATTGTGCTGATCCTCTTCCTCCTCGGTCATATCTGATGCCGACAACCGTCACCCTCTATTCGATCGGCGTGTGGTTCTGCGTCGGGTTCTTCACCGGCTTCGGGTGGGCCCTAGCTCAGTGGCTCGTCGGGCGCCTCTTGCGGTTCTGAGTGCGTCGCGCGTAATCTGCATTCGTGCACCGCAGGAAACGGACGAAGCTCGGAGCTGATCGGCCGGGTTGCCTCTGCCGGCGGACGCCGACCCTCGAGTAGTGGCACAGGCGCGAGCCCTCCATGAAGCTAGGGGATAGGCCGGGGTGCATACCAAACGGAACGGCCCCGCGGTTAGGCGGGGCCGTTATCTTTTCAGGGGAAAGAGCCGCGCTTCCTTCTTGCAGTCGATCACGACGTCGGCATATCCTCCGATCATAAACCCCCACCGAAGAGGACCCTCTATTGCGTGCCGCCGTTGGGCGCTTGCGAGACCTCAAAGCCTAGAAACGCCGGCGACGCTCTTGTAGGTCGCCGGCGTTTGCTATTGGCGCGCCGCTCTGCGCGGTGTAGGGAGAATCATCTTGGATATTTTCAAGATGAAATCCGGGGGACCGAATGCCGACCTGCAACTGCACTGGCGCGTGTCGTTCGACCGGCGTGTGTTCCTGCGGACATATGGGACGGATCGAGTTCTCTCCGCTCGGCTGTATCTGCCCGCCCGGCGCCGAGAAGACTTGCGAGGGGCCGCTTTGTCCGAGACGTAAGCCGACGCTCACAGGCTTCTTCGGCATCGTAGACTCGTATCCCGGGACGGTGCGCTAATGGCATGGGGTGGCGCGCGACCGGGCTCAGGAAGACCGCCGAAGGGCAAACGCAAGCGCACGACGAAGAAGAAGGCTGCGGGGACCGCGCTCACCGTGCCGGCCGAGGCGAAGATGACGATCGCACAGACGGTCGCCGGGTTCGATCCACGCGCGCACGCGATGCTTCAGTCGATCATCGAAACGAGCAGCAAGAATGCCCGCGGCCGCGCGCGTACCCGCGAGAACAACCCGTTCCGATTGCCGGACTTTCCGAAGTCCGCGATCCCTCCGGGCAAGCACGGCCGGATGGCGCTCGACAGCGCGATCACGCAGTTCAGCTCGGACGCATGGCTCAGCGACGCGATCCTCGGCTCGGTCTCGGCGGAGGGCCTTGCCTTCCCGGGCTACGCCTATCTCTCGCAGCTCGCGCAGCGCGCGGAGTACCGCATCATCAGCGAGACGATCGCGGATGATGCAACGCGCAAGTGGATCAAGTTCGAGGTCACCGGCACCGAAGAAGAGGTCGAGGAGCGGCAGGCCGAGGACGCCGCTGATCCCGATGGCGCCGAAGAGCGCGCTGAGCAGCGCCTCGAGGACGCCGGCAAAACCGACAAGGTGAAGGAGCTGAAGGACGAGATGGAGCGCCTCGAGCTGCGCGACCATTTCTACACGCTCAGCCGCGACGACGGGTTCTTCGGCCGCGATCACCTGTTCCTCGACTTCGGCACCGGCCTTGATGCGGTTGCCGGCGGGCGCGACGAGCTGAAGACGCCGATCGGCAACGGCCGCGACGCGCTCAGCCTCGGCAAGATCGAGAAGGGCTCGCTGAAGTCGATCAAAACGATCGAGCCGGTTTGGACTTACCCGCAGACCTACAACGCGACGAACCCGCTCGACCGCGACTGGTACAATCCGCAGCAGTGGTACGTCATGGGGCAGGAGATTCATGCCTCGCGGCTGCTCCGCTTCGTGAGCAAGCCCGTCCCCGACATGCTGAAGCCGGCCTATGCGTTCGGCGGCCTCTCGAACTCGCAGATCGCGCAGCCCTACGTCGACATCTGGCTTCGCACGCGCGACAGCGTCGCGGAGCTGATTCACAGCTTCTCGGTCATGGTCCTCATGACCGATATGCAAACCCTGATGCAGCCGCAGAACGCCGGCGCGCTCCTGATGCGCGCGGCGCTCTTCAACGCGCTCCGCGACAATCAGGGCCTCATGCTCGTCAACAAGGAGAAGGAGGACTTCAAGAACGTTCAGGCGACGCTGTCCGGGCTCGACCACCTGCAGGCGCAGGCGCAGGAGCACGTCGCGTCGATCGTCCGCATCCCGCTCGTGAAGTTCACCGGCTTGCAGCCAACAGGCCTGAACGCTTCGAGCGACGGCGAGATCCGGGTCTACTACGACACGATCGCCGGCTATCAGAACCGCTTCTTCCGGCCGGGCCTGACGCGCGTGCTGAACTTCATGCAGCTCTCGCTGTGGGGCGAGATCGACCCGGAGATCACCTTCAACTTCGAGTCCCTGTACGAGATGTCGGAAAAGGAAAAGGGCGAGAAGCAGAAGGCAGACGCGGAGCGCCACGAAAAGTACGTCAATATGGGATCGTTCGACCCCGGGGAGATTCGCAAGATCGCGATCGACGATCCCGAGCTGCCCTACACCGGGCTCGACCCCGACGACGTGCCGGACCTGCAGCAAGAGGAAGAGGACGGCCTCATGCCCGGCGGCAAGAAGCCGGGCGAAGGCGGCAGCGAGAAGGGGCCGGGCGCGGAGGACGCGACAATCATCCCTTTCGTCGAAGAGGCTGACAAGAAAACGCTGTTTCTTCGTCGGCCGCTGAAGAATGCCGCGCAGTTCCTCGCATGGGCCAGCGAAGCCGGCTTCAAGAAGACGCTCCCGGCCTCGGAAGTGCACGTCACGATCGCCTTCAGCAAGGCGCCGGTCGATTGGGACGAGGTCCCGGATGCGCCCGCGAAGTTGAGCGTTCGCGCCGGAGGCGATCGGTCAGTCAAGCCGCTCGGCGACAAGGGCGCGGTCGTTCTCAGCTTTCAGTCTGACGACCTTCAGCGCCGGTGGCGCGAGCTTTGCGACATCGGCGCATCTTGGGACTATCCGACGTTTCAGCCTCACGTCACGATCACCTATGACGGCGGAGACGTCGACGTCGGGTCGATCGAGCCATATCGCGGGCCGCTCGAGTTCGGCCCGGAAGAGGGAAGCGAGATCAAGGAGAAGTGGTTCGAGACGGCGAAGGGCGCGCTCGTCGGCGACGAATGGAAGGAAGATGACCACCCGCGCGGACAGCCGGGCAACGCCGGCCAGTTCGGTTCAGGCGGCGGTTCGTCAACCGAACCGGGCGAAAAATCAACCTCGAAGGGCGAAAAATCAACTGCAGGGGGCAGTTCTTCAACTCCGCTGAAGATGGGCGACCTGAAGAAGGTTGGCGCTCAGATGGGCTCGAACCCCGGCGGTGTCTACGAGGCCGAAAGTGGGAACCGCTTTTACGTCAAGGCCGGCAAGTCGGCCGATCACGTCAAGAACGAGCTGATCGCGGCGAAGCTACTGCGGCTCACCGGCGCGCGCACGCTGCGCTTCCGCGACGTCGAGGGCGGCAAGCACGTTGCGACCGAGATGTCGAAGCTCGACAAGAAGAACGCGAACGACTTCACGGCGAAGGAGCGCTACGAGGCGCAGCAGGACTTCATCGCGCACGCATGGATCGCGAATTGGGATGCGGTCGGGCTCGGCGGCGACAACCTCGGGGTCGTGAAGGGTCGTCCGACCGCGCTCGACGTCGGCGGCGCGCTCGAATACCGCGCGCAGGGTAGCTCGAAGGGCAAGGCCTTCGGCGACAAGGTCGGCGAGATCGACACGCTGCGCGATCGCAAGATGAACCCGGACAGCGCGAAGATGTACGGCGACATGACGCCGGCGCAGCTCCGCGAGTCCGCGCGCTACGTCACGTCGATCCCGAGCGGCAAGATCAAGGCCGCGGTCGAGGGCATGGGTGGATCCCCGGAGCTCGCCGCGAAGCTGATCGCACGCAGAGACGACATCGCGAAGCGCGCGCGCACGTTCGGCGCCGAGGGCGACCCGAAGAGCAAGGGCGCCTCGGTCGTGTTCCCGGCGGGTGATGCGCTGCCCGTGAAGGAGCTGAACGGCGTGAAGTTCGGCGACTACGAGCCGCCGGATGATTGGGCGACCGTCGAGGGACAAGCGGACATCGAAGAACCGGAGTTCGAGGAGGCGCGCGGAAAGAAGGCCGCGTCGGGCGTGCTGATCCGCGAGCCGGACGGGCGCGTGTGGATCGTTCAGCCGAAGCGCGGCTTCGGCGGCTACGAGGGCACGTTCCCGAAAGGACGCATGGAAGAAGGCCTGTCTATGCAGGCGAACGCGATCAAGGAGGCTTACGAGGAGAGCGGCCTGAAGGTGAAGATCACCGGCTTCGCGGGCGATCACGAAGGCGACATGACGAAGACGCGCTACTACTACGCGGAGCGCGAAGGTGGCGATCCCTCGCAGCATGACGACGAGACCGAGGGCGTCGTGCTCGCCCCGCCGGACAAGGCCGAGGGTTTCCTGAACCGATCGCGCGACCTGAAGGTGCTCGCCGGCGACGAGTTCAACGAATCGAAGGTGAAGCGCGACGACGACGGCAAGTTCGCGGAGCAGGCCGGGAGTGGCGGCGAGGGCGGCGGTGAGGAGAAGCCGCTCGGCAAGCCAACCGACTACGAGAACTTCACCGAATACGAGAAGGCGGTCGCGAAGCACCTGTTCGCCGGCATCAAGTCCCCGCTCGTCAAGGAATCGTTCTCCGCGACGGTCGCGAGCGTGCTGAAGGCGCCTCCGCCGGCCGGCAGCAACTATCGGCGCCTCCTGACGAAGCTCATCAAGGAAGCCGGCACGCACGGCGCGAAGGAATCGATCGCCGCGCTGAAGGCGAAGCTCATCGTGAGTCTTGCGAAAAGCGCGGCGAACTCGCTCGCGAAGGGCGAGATCACGAATGCGAAGAAGTTCGGCGACAAGATGAAGGAGCTTGGCGCCTCGCAGGATCAGGTCAACGAGATCGTGAAGGCGGCGCAGCCTGCCGCCGCCCCGCCTGCCCCCGCACCGAAGCCCGCGCCCGCGCCTGAAATGACGCCAGCGCAAAAGGAGCACGCCGAATCGAAAGAGGCGGAGATCAAGTGGGCCGGAGAGCTTGCGAAGAAGGCGACCGCTCAGGCCGAGAAGAAGCCCGAGCCGAAGAGCGCCTTCCCGCCCGCGACCCCGCAGGAGCTCGAGAAGGCGAAGAAGACGGTCAAGCTGCAGCTCCAATTCGTGCCCGGTGCCCCGCAGACACCGGCGGCGCAAAAGCTCGTCGACAAGTTCAACGAGAAGTACGCCGAGAAGCCGATGACGACACCGGCGGAGCTCGAACAGAAGGTCGCCGACTTCAAGCAGCTCAAGGAAGACATGATCCCGCTGATGAGCGCGGAGCAGCAGAAGGCGGCGGAGGCGGCGAAGGCTGCGGCCGCGCAGCAGGCGAAGATCGACGCGGAGGCGAAGGTCAAGGCCGGGGAGCTTGCTGCGAAAGCGAAGGCGGCGGCGAAGCGCCACGCCGACAAGAATGCCGCGGTGATGAAGGACCTCGGCATCTCGGAGTCCGAGGCGGAGGGCTTCGGCGCGCTCGTGAAGATGCTCGGCGGGAAGACGGCCGATGTCGTCGCTGCGTTCAAGGGCTACGAGCAGAAAGCTACGAAGTACGGCTATCCGATTAGCGGGTTTCAATGCGCGCTGATCGCAAACTACAGCAACGGCGGATTTTCCTCGATCAACGCTGCGCTCCGATCGGGAACGTGGTCGGTTGCGCAGCACGTCTACACGAAGATGGTCAATAAGGCGCTCGCGGCAATGCCGGCCTTCACTGGTGAAGTGAAGCGAGGAGCGTCGCTGCAGGCTGACCAGCAGGCAAAATATGTTGTAGGCAATGTCGTCCCGGAAATGGCGTTTACCTCGACCGCCTCGTCAGGCGGCGGCTTCGGCGGCAACACGCGATTTCACATCAAGGCGATCGGTAAGCGCGGCGCGAGCATCATGAAGCTCTCGAATCACAGTTCGGAGAACGAGGTCCTGTTCCAAGCGCGCACGCACTTCAAGGTGACGAAGGTGCAGGGCAAGCCGGGCGGCGGCGAGATGCAGGTGTGGATGGAAGAGCTCGATGACTGATCCCGAGAAGACCCCGTTCACGACTCCGCGCTCGAGCGACAACCTCGGCATCGGCGAGATGGCTGACGGCTCGATCCGCGTCTACACAGCCGAGGAATACGCGCGTGCGACTGCCGACCGGAACGCCGAGGAGGCTGCGCTCGACGGCGTCGACGACGAGGACGATGACTCACCGGACGACCTCGACGAGATCGACGAGGAGGTCGCCGATGCCTGACACCGAACTGGATCGCGCCCGCGCACTGTTGCTCGCACAGCAGAACGCCCTCGCGCGAGTGAGGATAGCCAAGCGGCTGATGCCTTATCTCAGCACAGGGCCTTACGAGGAAAACGTCCTCGCGGCGCTCTCCCGCGTATGGGACGCGCAGGAGCGCGCCCTCGCTGCTTTTCTTGCGGAAACAGGGACGACCGGGATCACTCGCGACTATGAAGTGCCGCGGATCATCATCGGCGATAGCGGCGTCGTGATCTTCGGCACCGTTCGATTGAGCGGTCGGATTCATGCGCAAGCGGAGCGGTAAGGTCCTTCCAGCCGTTCGCCCGAACTCCGGCATCACCGTCGCCTACCGGAAGAAGATCGTCGCGCTCGTGCGCGAGATGGCGACCTCCTACGAGCACTGGCTGAAAGCGCAGTACCGCGCGACACCGCCGCGCATGGCGCAGGACGCGGTGCCGGCGGCCGAGCTCGAGCGCGCGATGCGCGACATGGGGAAGTATTGGCGCAAGCGCTTCGACACGGCAGCGCCGAACCTTGCGGTCTTCTTCGCCCGGAGCGCGCGCGGTCAATCCGAGCGGGTGCTGAAGCAGATCCTGCGGGACGCAGGCCTCACCGTGCGGATGACGATGACGCCGGCGCTGAAGGACATCCTGACGGCGACGGTCGCGGAGAACGTCTCGCTCATCAAGTCGATCCAGACGCAGTATCACTCGCAGGTCGAAGGTCTCGTGATGCGCTCGGTCACCGCCGGGCGGGACCTTGCGACGCTGACGCGCGAGCTGCGCAATCGGTACGGCATCACCGAAGACCGCGCGAAGCTGATCTCGCTCGATCAGAACAACAAGGCGACGTCGGCGCTGCAGCGCGAGCGGCAGACAGCGGTCGGGCTCGAGCGCGGGATATGGATGCACTCGCACGCCGGGAAAGAGCCTCGACCGACGCATCTCGCGAACGACGGCAAGGAGTTCAGCATCAGCAAGGGATGGTTCGACCCGGACCCGAAAGTGCGCAAGCGCATCTGGCCGGGCGAGCTGATTCGGTGCAGATGTACGTGGCGGCCGATCGTCGAGGGATTCTCATGAGCGACTTCGTCTTGTGCTATCCGGGCACGCCTGCAGCGTGGCACGTCAAACCAGAAGACATGCCTAAGATCGCCTTCACGAAGATCGACCTCGTCGATCACGACACGCCGAACGGCTGCTATCTGCAGGAGCAGCAAGGCGGCCCCGGCTATCAGGTCGTGCTCATCGGCTCGATCCCATACCCGCCGACAGAATACGAAGCCGCGCTGAGCGCGCTTCGCGGGTCGCGGGTCGAGCTGATCGAGTCCGCCGCGATGACGTCGGGCAAGCCGCATTCCCGGAAGGTGCTGCGCCGCGGGTTCTGGCGGATGATCTTCTGGCCGGCAGGAGTGAAGCGGTGATGAAGGAAGTCACTGGCACAGTCGCGCTTTTATGCCTTTTGATTTTCGTCATCCTCGGACTCGTCGCGATCCGCAATTCACTAGCAGCACAATCAATCCTCTGTTTACTTGCGCTGCTCTATCTTGCGGGCATCCTTGCCCGGTTAGAGCGAGCCCAAAGCCTTGCAGGAAGAGTCGTTCTTTCGTTCGGTTGGTCGGCAGTCGCTATAGCGGCAGCGTTTGCGATTACGATAGGGATTGTGATCGCCTACTCGAAGGACTTCCTATGACGGGACCTCAAAAAAAGTGGCTCGACGCGCATCCGGAGTACCGGATCGTCCCGAGCGCAATTTCCGGATTTGCGCAATATCGCAAACAGGGGCACCTTTACGCGGACGGCGTGTTCAAGTTCGCGCGCGGGCACGCGGCGACCGATGGCAGCATCCTCGTCGGCATCTTCGAGAACCGAGCGCCGGGTGAAGGCGGCGGGCTCGTGAAGCTCTGATGCCAACCGTCGATTGGTCGAACTGGTTGAACCTCACGGCCGAAGAGCAGGCGGCGCTGCACCGCCGCTACCGCGAGATCGTGAAGGCGGAATCCGACGAAGCGCGCCGCACGAACTACGCGGCTATGGACCGCGCTTTCAAGCAGGTTGACCGCCGAAACACCTGAATCTCTTTTCAGTCGCGCCCTTCCGTGGTAATTCGCGAGAAATGGGCGTCACCCGACATCCCGTCGTCATCAGCGAGCTCGGCCCCTACGGCGGATGGGCGAGTGCGCGGCAGATCTGCTTGACGGTCGAAGAGAGCGAGCTGCTCGACAGCGGCGGAAAGCTCAGCGATCAGCGGCTTATCGAGATCAGCGCGGCATCGCAGGTAGCGTTCAAACGCTTCATGGATCTCGAGGTCGTCGACTCCCGCGGCGTCACCTGCACGAAACCGTCATGACGCTCGCACTCGACAGAAAGACCGTGATTGAGGTCGAGGACACCGGCCTGCGCCACGGCCTCGCGCTCGATCGCGACAGCGTGCGCTCGATCGACAAAGACGGGCGGATGCGTGTCGCGCGCGCCCACATCAGCCGCGCCGCGATCAACCCCTACAAGGGCAGCGAGATCCCGGGCTGGCGCAACCTTGGCCTCGAACCTGACCGCATCTATCAGCTCTACCGCGATCCCGAGGAGCTGAAGAAGGCGACGGCGACGCTCAATGGCGTGCCGCTTCTACGCAAACACACGCCCGTCAATGCCGACGATCATCAACCGGACGAAGTTGTCGGCGCGCTTGGCACCGACGCGGAGTTCGACGGCGAGTATCTCGACAACAGCCTCATCATCTGGGCGCGCGAGGGCATCGCCGGCGTCGAATCGGATGCGAAGAAGGAGTTGTCGGCGGGCTACCACTACACGCCGGACATGACAGCCGGAAATTTTGATGGTAAGGCGTTTGACGGTGTGATGCGCGACATCGTGTTCAACCACGTCGCGCTCGTCGAAGACGGGAGAGCCGGGCCTGATGTGGTCGTCGGCGATAGCACGGAGAATCTCAAGATGAAGACGTCGCGCTTGGCCGCCCTCACCCTCGGCCTTACCGCTGCTCACGTCTCGCCCCTTCTCGCGATGGACATCGCGCTCCCGAAGAGCCTCTTCAAAGACATCACGACGAAAAACTTCAAAACGAAGAAGGCTGAAGTCGTCGCGAGCGTCGGCACAGCGGTCAAGGGCAAGCTGCGCAAGGGCTTCGCCTTCGACGAAGCGCCGCTCGTGCGCCTGCTCGACGCGCTCGAAGGCGCCGCCGGCACGAACGCCGACGAGTCGGTCTCCGAAGAGCAGCACAAGGCGATGGAAGCCGCTGCGAAGGGCGAGAGCGAGATCGGCATCCCGAAGGCGGTCGGCGAGGAGTTCGCCGATAAGGACAAGAAGAAGGCCTTCGACGCCGAAGCTGTGAAGGGCTTCCTGCGCGAGAAGGGCATGTCGGAAGACGACATCGAAGCGCTCTCCGGGATGCTGCCGCAGCCGGCGACCGACGAGTTTCCTCCGAAGAAGGAGGGCGAAGAGGACGACGAGGAGGCGAAGAAGAAGAAAGCCGAGGAGGCCGCGAAGAAGAAGGAAGCCGAGGACAGCATGAAGGATATGGTCAAGAAGCCGGCGATGGATGCGGCGATCGCATCCGCGATCGCGACGACCCGCGCGACCGAGCGCGGCATCCGAACCGCCCTCCTCGAGGTAAAGCCGTGGGTCGGCGAGCTTCCGGCGACCCTCGCGTTCGACAGCGCGGCCGATGTTCATCGCCACGCCGCGAAGATGGTGGGCATCGCCGGCGCCGACAAGCTGCACGCCGACGCGCTGCTCCCCGTGATTCAGGCGCAGCCGAAGCCGGGCGCCTCGCGCAATCATGCGCCCGAGCCGCGCGTCGCGCTCGACGCGGACACGCGCACGAACCTCGAGAAAATGTTCCCGGGGATCGAGCTCATCAAGGCCGCGTAAGCGCGGCTGGCCCCTAACCTTCGCGACGACGACCTAGAGGGAGATTTCAATGTCGGGCGGCTTTCAGCAGCAGGTCTACAATCAGCCTGCGATCGGCGTCGCGGGCGACTTCGCAAGTCAGAACCCGTACTTCACCTATGACGCCGGCCCCGGCGGACTCGTTGCCGGCCCGGCCGGTGTGACGGTCGGCCGGTTCGCGTGGGTCTTTCCCCCGGTCGATCCGAACGGCACCGGCATGATCGCGCAGAACTTCGGCGCCGGCCCGGTCGCAGGCTTCGTGCACCGCGCGCTGCAAGGCCTGAACACCGTCTTCTTGTCGAATGCGTCGATGCTGATCCCGCAGGGAATCATGGTGACCCTGATGATCGGCGGCGACTTCGACATCCAGAACGACGGGCTGACCGAGGCGATCCCGGGCATGAAGGTCTACGCGGACCTCGCGACCGGCAAGGCGTCGTTCGCCGCAACCGGCGCTCCGTTGCAGGAGGCGTCCGTCACCGGCGCGATCGCGGCCTCGACCGCATCGGTCACCGGCTCGATCGCCGACGACGTCCTCACCGTCACGGCGGTTGGATCCGGCGTGCTCGTCCCCGGCGGCGCGCTCTCCGGCACGAACGTCGTCTCGGGCACGAAGATCGTCTCGCAGCTCACGCCGCTGCTCGGCGGTGAAACGCTCGGCGGCATCGGCCGCTACCTCGTCAACATCGCGGAGCAGACCGTCGCCGCGACGACGATCAGCGAGACCTACGGCACGCTCACGGTCTCCGCGGTCGGCTCCGGCGCGCTCACGCTCGGCGCGGTGCTGACCGGCTCCGGCGTTACCGCCGGTTCGACGATCACCGCGTTCGGCACCGGCGCGGGCGGCACGGGCACGTACATCATCGACCCGACGCAGACCGCGAGCTCGACGACGATCACCGCCGTCAGCAACGTCGAGACGAAGTGGTACGCGACGTCGGCAGCTCTGCCGGGCGGCCTCGTCAAGTGCACCGATCACCCGCCGGGCTGATCGGCGCATAACCTCCTCACCATCACGGGCTAGAACAGGGAACGAAAATGAACATTCAGCAGCGGCAGGCAGAGTTCTCGGCCGTGAAGGCGGAGCTCGCGCGCAAGGGTGTCGTTCTCCCCGGCGTGACGATGTTCCTGCCGCAGGAGTGGAAGGAAGACTTCGACCTCGCGTTGGACGCCGCGACCGGCCCCCTTGTGACGGACCCGAACTCCGCGATCCCCGCGATCCTGACGACGACGATCGACCCGGAAATCCTGCGGGTGATCTTCTCGCCGCTCGAGTTCGCGAAAATCCTGACCGAGCGCCGCGCCGGCACATGGGTCGACGATGTCAAGATATTCCCGATCATCGAAACGACCGGCGAGGTCTCGAGCTACGGCGACTTCAACAACAACGGCCGCGCCGGCGTGAATATGAACTGGCCGCAGTTCCAGTCGTATCTGTTTCAGACGATGGTGAAGTACGGCGAGCGCGAGATCGACCGCGCCGGCCTCGCGAAGATCAACTACGTGTCCGAGCTCGGCGTGTCCGCGGCGACGCTGCTCAACACGTTCCAGAACCTCACCTATGCCTTCGGCCTGAAGGGCCTGCAGAACTACGGGCTCATCAACAACCCGTACCTCTCGGCCTTCCTGACGCCGTCGCTGAAGGCATGGGGCGGCACGTCGTGGTTCAACGGCAACGCGCCGGCGGCGACCGCGAACGAGGTTTACGCCGACATCCAGTCGCTCGTGACGAAGCTCGTCTCGCAGACGAACGGCGCGCTCGACATCAAGAGCCCGATGAAGCTCCTGATGTCGCCGAACAGCGAGATCGCGCTGACCTTCGCGAACGCCTTCGGCGTCTACGTCGAGGACCTTCTGAAGAAGGGCTTCCCGAACATGAAGGTCATGACTGCGCCGCAGTACGGCCAGCAGACCTCGCTCAATCCGCAGGGCTACTCGACCGGCGGAAACGTGATCCAGCTCATCGCCGAAAAGGTGCAGGGCCAGACGGTCGCCTACGCGGCCTTCAACGAAAAGCTCCGGTCGCACAAGATCATCCCGGAGAGCTCGGCGTGGCAGCAGAAGCAGACGTCGGGCACATGGGGCACGATCCTGCGCTCGCCCGTCGCAATGGTCGGCATGATCGGCGTCTGATCGCCGGTCGCGTTTTTCAGCAAGGAGGTGCTCTCGTGACGAAGAAGACAGAACTGCAGAAGGCGGCGGCCGCGCTCGGCCAACCGGATTCGATCGCCGCGAAGGACAACGGCGCCGACACGCCGAAGGCACCCCCGCCGAAGTCGGCGAAGTACGTCACGGTCGCCTGCAAGATCCCCGCAGGCCTCGTGCTGCAGCTCTGCGAGAAGACGACCTTCACCGAAGACACGCCGGCCGGCCCGCGCGAGCGCGTGCGCTACGACCGCGTCGGCAAGACGGTCTCGATCATCGGCCCCGCCTACCCTGCGGGCAATCCGCCCCCGGGCTTCCCGGAGCGGCCGCGCATGGCCGGCGGCTTCGCTTTGACGCCCGGCGTCGATGCGGACTTCTTCGCGGAGTGGATGCAGCAGAACAGGCTCTCCGACTTCGTGACGCAGGGCATGATCTTCGCGCACGCGAGCACGTCGGCCGCGATCGCGGCTGCGCGCGAGCACAGGCCGATCGCGAGCGGCCTCGAGCCCCTTTCGATGGACGAGAAGGTAAAGGACCCGCGGATGCCGCGGCCGATGAACTCGTCGATCGAGCGCCTGAAGACGGCGGACGAGAACGCGAGCGTCTTCGACGCTGAGCTCGAGGACGCCTGAGCCGACGCGGGGCTCGCTGGCCGCGAAGGGAGGGCCTTCGATGGCCGACGACGAGAAGAAGAAAACCGTCCGGATCGGGTGCCGCATCGTGAACGGCATCACCCTTCAAGCCTACAAGCACGGCTACGACGACGGCACCGGCTATCGGCCGTTCGTTGCGGATGGGCCCGGCGTCGTGCTGCGCGGCCCTCCTGCTCTCGGCGTCGGCGTCGGCAGTCCCTCGCACGCGGAGGCGGAGTTCACCGAAGTAGATGCGGCGTGGTTCGACGCATGGCTCGAAACGAACAAGGATTCCGACCTCGTGAAGAATGACCTCGTCTATCGCGACGAGGAGGCGGAAAAAAAATGACGGCCCCCGTCGTCACGTTCGACTTCACGGCGTTCACGGCGGGCTATCCGGAGTTCAGCAACCTCTCGTCGGATCAGGGACAGGCGTTCTTCGACCGGGGCGGCCTCTACTTCGCGAACTCAGCCTTCAATCCCGCATTCGTGAACGGCGTGCCGTACATGACGCAGCTCGCGTATCTGATGACGGCGCATCTCGCATGGCTGTACGCGCCGCGGGACGCGAGCGGCAACCCGTCAGCGACCGGCACGATCGCGCCGCAGACGGTCGGGCAGATCACGAACGCCTCGCAGGGCTCGGTCTCGGTCGGGCTGAAGCCGGTGACCGAAGGCAGCGCGGAGTGGTTCGCTCAGACGAAGTACGGCCTGAGCTATTGGCAAGCGACCGCGCAGTTCCGGACGATGCAGTACGTCGTGAACCCGTTGCCCCGAGGCGCGGCGTCTGCGATCTTCCCATACGGCGGGTTCTTCGGTCTGAGGCGACGGTGAGCGACCCGCTCGAGGCCTCGAAGAAGCTCGACGACCTTCTTCGGCAACCGTTGAGATCTACGATGCCTGAGATGGGCGGAAGACGCTTCGCGGGAACGTTCAGCGCGACGATGCAGGTAATGCGCGAGAGCGTCGACAAGGCGATTTCGGACGCCTCGAAGGGCATCCAGTCCGCGACGGACGAGCTCGTCGGCACGATCAAATCCGGCGGCGAGAAGGTTCGGCGCGCGATCGTGCGCGAGAGCGACGAAGTGCGCCGCAGCTACGGCGAGATGCTCGGCAACGACGCGGAGACCGGCGAGAAGGAAGCGCCGCTGAAGACCGACACGACGCCGAAGACCGAGGAGACGCCTAGCGACCCTCCTACGCAGCAGCCTCTCGCCTCCGGAGGATCTGGCTGAGATGGCGAGCTTTCGAGGCGGGCAGAAGTTTGAAGCCGCGCTGCGCGACATAGCGTCGAAGGTCGGACGTGGCGGCGTACTGCGTGTCGGCTTCCTCGAAGGCGCGACCTATCCGAAAACCGGGATGCCGGTCGCGATGATCGCGCTCATCCAAGACAGCGGCGGCGGCAACATTCCGCCGCGCCCGTTCTTCCGCAACATGATCGCGGCGAAGCAGGGCGAGTGGCCCGCCGGCATCGCGACGCAGCTCAAGGCGAACGGCTACGACGTGCAGAAGACGCTGAACGTCGTCGGCTTCGCGATCGCGGGACAGCTCCGGCAGAGCATCATCGACACGAACGAACCGCCATTGGCGCCGAGCACGATTCGTCGTAAGGGATTTGCGAAGCCGCTGATCGAGACCTCGCACATGATAAACAGCGTCGATCACGAGGTTGTTCAGCGTTAGTCCCCCGAGCGTATCAGGCACAAACGGAGAATCGAGATGGGCACGCGCGCAATTCTGTTTGCTTCGGACATCGGCGACGTCCCGGCCAATATGGCCTTCATCAACAATTACAGCGCGACGGTCGATCCCGGCGTCGGCAATGATCGCACGCAGGGCTATCGGCGCGGCTCGCAGTGGCTCAATCGCTCGAACGGTTTCGTCTGGTACTGCATCGACGACACGCTCGGCGCCGCGGTGTGGGTCGTCATCTCCTCGGACACGACGACCCCCGGGCAGGTTGCCGCCCCTGCGGCCTCGACGCCGACCGGAAACGGCAGCGATGCGAAGCTGACCGGCGGCGCCGGCGGCTCGACCTCCGGCAACGGCGGCAAGTCCGAGCTGATCGGCGGCGCGGCGACCGCGGGCAACGGCAACGGCGGCTCCGTCATCATTCAGGGCGGCGCGAAGAACGGCACCGGCGTCGCCGGCATGGCGATCGCGCGCAGCGTTCAGCTCGGCCCGCAGGGCGCACCGGCGGCGAAGACCGTCTCGGCGACGCTCACGGCGGCCGAAGTGCTCTCCGGCATCATCACGGTCAATCAGGGTGCGGCCGGCGCGTCGGCGCAGCAGCTCCCGCTCGCAACCGCGATGGACACCGCTTTCCCGGACGCGGCCGCCGGCGACAGCTTCGACTTCTCGGTCATCAACATCTCGACGGTCGACGCCGAGGACGCCTCGGTCACGACAAACACGGGTTGGACCCTCGTCGGCAGCATGGACGTCCCCGCCTACAGCGCGGCCGGCTCGCTGAACTCGTCGGGGCGCTTCCGCGCGCGGAAGACCGGCACCGGGGCTTGGACGCTCTACCGCCTGTCCTGATCGTCGTCACTTTTTGCCTCCTCATTTGAGGGCGCAAAAGATGACATGGGGTAGCCCGTGAACCTGAACGCCGTCGTCGGCCCGATTGTCGCGGCGGTGAACCCCGTCAGTCTCATCTCGATCCGGATCAGCACCGAGCAGGGGGCGACGCAGCCGAACGGAACCCGGCCCCCGGCCTATGCGACGCCCGGGGCGCTCACCGGATCGATCGCCGGGACGGTTCTGACGGTTTCGGCGCTCACCGCGGGCACCCTGCAAATCGGTCAGAGCCTCGTAGGCGCGTCGCCGCTGCTTCCGGGCACCGAACTGACCGGGCAGCTCAGCGGCGCAGCCGGCGGGCTCGGCACGTACTCTGTGAGCCGGTCTCAGACAGTCCCTCCGCAGGCAATGTCGACCGCCTTCGTCGTCCCGGCGCAGGTGCAGCCGCTTTCGACCCGGGACCTGCGGCAGATCGAGGGCCTGAACCTTCAGGGAACCCTGAAGGCGGTCTACATCAACGCCCGGCTCGACGGTGTCGTGCGCCCGCTCCTGAAGGGCGCCGACCTCGTCACCCTCGCGGACGGGACGGTGTGGCTCGTTTCGACGGTAACCGAGCCTTGGACGATGACCGCCGGATGGGTGAAAGCCGTCATCATCTTGCAGAATGGGGGATAGCGTGCCGGTAGAGGTCTATCGAATCAGCGACTACGAGCGACGCGAGCCGGCGCCCCGCGACCCCGATGCGCTACCATGCGTCGTCATCCTGCCGGTCATCCGGATCGAGCGGCACGACTGCGACTTGAAAAAGAGGAAGAAATCAAGATGACTAAATACACCGCGCAGAATTGCCTCATCATCGCTGCGATCGTCATCGCGCTCGGAGTCCTTCTTCCCCGCGGGCCGGCGACGGGGCAGGTCGCAACCCCCGGCGTCCCGGTCGTGCCGCTCGGCTACTGCCAGCTCACGTCGCTTGGATCTTCGACGGCGCTCACCGCCTGCAGCGGCGGCATTCCGACCGGCGCGAACGCGGTGATCTTGCGCGCGGAGGCGCAAGCGCTGCGCTACCGTGACGACGCGGTCGCGCCGACCTCGAGCGTCGGAATGCCGATGGCGGTCGCGGATGCTGCGATCTTCTATCAGGGCACGCTGACCGGGCTCCGCTTCATCGAACAGACGAGCGGCGGCAAGCTTGACGTCTCGTTTTATCGCGCGCCGCAGTAATGCCGTCGATCGCGCCGACGCAGGATAGCGTTCAGATCGCCCTCCGGGCGTTTCTGCTCGACGTTCTGCCGGCTGGCGTAGATGTCATCGCCGCGCTTCAGAACCGCGTTCCTGAGCCTGCCGGCGACACCTTCGTCGTGATGACGCCGATCAGGTTCGTCCGGCTGCGCACGAACATCGACGGGGCGGCTGACTGCCGATTCACCGGCTCGATCGCGGGAACGAGCCTGACCGCGTCGTTCGGCGCTAACGACTTCGGGACGATCGCGATCGGCGCGCAGGTCTTCGGCACCGGCGCCATCGACGGCACGACGATCACCGCGGGGCCGAGCGGAGGCGGCGCCGGCGTCTACACCGTCGATGAGGCGCAGACGCTCTCGAGCCGTACGCTCTCGACCGGGCAGAAGACGCTCGAGCAGGGCGCGCAGGTGACGGTGCAGCTCGACTTTCACAGCCTCGACAATTCGGCCTCGAGCCTCGCGCAGACCGTCTCGACGATCCTGCGGGATGAGGCGGGCGTCGACCTGTTCGCGACGCTGGCCCCGGATTCGGGCGTCGTGCCGCTCTACGCCGACGATCCGCGCATGACGCCGTTCACGAACGAAGAGCAGCAGATCGAGTGGCGTTGGATGCTCGAGGTCAACCTTCAGGTCAATCAGGTCGTCGTCCTGCCGCAGCAGTACGCGGACTCCGTCGTCGTCGAGCTGATCGACGTCGACGCGGCCGATCCACCCTAATCATTGTTGATTCCGCGCTCGCGTGGTAATTGGCGCAGAGCGGCTTCGCCGAGGAGGGCTTGATGTCGACGATTCCGGCAAAACAACTTGTGTCGGTTATCCCGAGTGTCCTCGGCGCCGGCGGTGCTGGCCTCGACATCATCGGCCTCTTTCTCTCGCCAAACACGCGCATCCCGATCGGGAGCGTGCTCAGCTTCCCGGACGGTCCTTCGGTCACGACCTATTTCGGCGCCGGCTCGGCCGAAGACGTCGTCGCGAATGGCGGTGTCGGTCAGGGCGACGGCTACTTCGGTAGCTTCACGAAAGCGACGAAGCTCCCCGCCGCGATCCTCTTCGCGCAATACAACGCGAACGCGGTCGCGGCCTTCTTGCGGGGCGGCAGCATCGCGAGCCTCACCCTTGCGCAGCTTCAGGCGCTCTCCGGCTCACTGAACATCGTCGTCGACGGCTACGCGCGCAACGCATCGTCCGTGAACCTCTCGGCCTCGACGAGCTTCACGTCGGCGGCGAGCATCATCGCAACCGCGCTGAACGCAGCGGACCCGACCGAGGCGACCGTGACCGCGGCGCTCGGCGCGACCGCGACGGGCGCGATCTCCGGGACGACCCTCACGATCTCGGCGGTCACCGGCCTCATCTCGGTTGGCGACAGCGTCGCCGGCTCCGGCGTCACCGCGGGCACCGTCATCACCGCACTCGGATCGGGCACCGGCGGCACCGGCACGTACACGGTCAACAACTCGCAGACGGTCGGCTCCGAAGCGCTCGTCATCAGCAGCAACGTCCTGAACGTGACGGCAGTCGGCTCCGGCGCGGTTGCGGTCGGCGAATACGTCACCGGCGCCGGCGTTACGTCGGCGGTCATCACCGCGCAGCTCACCGGCTCGGCCGGCAGCACCGGGCACTACTCGATCGCGGGCTCGCCGCAGCAGGTCGCGAGCGAGTCGATGACGATCACCGGCACGCCGGTCGCGGTGACCTACGATTCCGTCTCCGGCGGCTTCGTCATCACGTCGGGCATCACGGGCGCGAACTCGACGATCGCGTTCACGACCGGGACAATCTCGTCCTCGATCAAGCTGACCTCCGCGACGGGCGCGGTGACCTCGCAGGGCGCGGCAGCAGCGGCGACCGCGGGTGCGAGCGCGGCCTTCATGAACGCGCTGATCGTCACGAACTCGAATTGGGTGACCTTCACGACGGTCGTCGACCCGGACGGCGGCAGCGGCAACACGATCAAGCAGGCGCTCGCGGCGTGGAAGAACACGCAGGACAATCGCTTCGCCTACGTGCCTACGGACACGGACATCACGCCAACCGAAAGCGTGCCGGCGACCTCGAGCCTCGGCTACATTCTCGCGAACAACGGCGATAGCGGGACCTGCCTCGTCTACGAGCCGGTCGGAGCGAACCTGAACACCGCGCCCTTCGTCATGGGCGTCGCGGCGTCGATCGACTTCACGCAGCGCAACGGCCGCATCAACTTCGCCTACAAGGAGCAGTCGGATCTCGTCGCGGGCGTGACGGACGGCACGACGGCCGTGAACCTCGGCGGCCAGCCGCTTGTGCCGTTCAGCTACGGCAACGGCTATAACTTCTACGGCGCCTATGGTGCGGCGAACGCGGGCTTCGTCGACTTTCAGCGCGGCCTCGTGACCGGCGACTATCGCTGGCTCGACAGCTACATCAACCAAATCTGGCTGAACAACTCGTTTCAGGCCGCTCTCCTGAACCTCCTGCGCACCGCGTTTTCGGTGCCATACTCGACCGCGGGCAACGGGCTGATCGAAGCCGCGCTCGCCGATCCGATTCAGGCGGGTCTGAACTTCGGCGCGTTCGGCCCCGGCGTGCTCTCCTCCGTGCAGATCGCGCTCGTCAACTCGCAGGCCGGCGCGCGCATCTCCGACACGCTGCAGACGCAGGGCTACTACCTGCAAATCCTGCCGGCGACGGCATCGGTGCGCAGCGCGCGCACGAGCCCGCCGATCAAGTTCTGGTACATCGACAAGGGTTCGGTGCAGGCGATCGCAATGTCGAGCATCGCGCTCACCTAAACGGGAGACTTCTCACGATGGGCGACATCACCGCAGCAAATGCGAGTCTTGTCCTCGCGCTCACGCCGCTCTTCACGGCGCCGCAGCAGATCCAAGGCTTCGCGGCCGATAACGTCTACGGCCTGCCGGCGATCGAGTCGGTCGAAACGCTGATGGGTGTCGACGGCATCTTGTCCGGCGGCTTTGTGTGGAAGCCGCAGCAGCAGACGATCGAGCTGCAGGCGGACTCACCCTCGAACGCCTTCTTCGACATCTGGTACACGCAGCAGGTCGCGGGGCAGACGACCTACACCGTGAACGGCGTGCTCACGATCCCGGCGCTGCGGCTGAAGCTGATTCAGACGCTCGGCTTTCTCACCGGCTACAAGCTGCCGGACGCGAAGAAGCTGATGCAGCCGCGCCAGTTCGGCATCACTTGGAACCTCGTCGTTCCGGCGCCGGCGTAATGGCTCGCAAGGAAGAGTACGTCACCGTCCCCCTCGCATGGGGTGCTCGTGACGCCGGCAAGGTCTTCAAGATAACGGAGATGCCGGCGGCGCAGGCCGAGAAGTGGTTCGTTCGCGCGGTGATCGCGCTGAAGGGCACGAGCGCCTTCATCCCGGAGAACCTCGCCGCGTATGGCACGGTCATCCTCACGATCAGGGGGATCAACTCATTCCTCGCGGCCGATGTCGACTACGACAAGCTCGAGCCGATCCTCGACGAGATGTTCTCGTGCGTGCAGATCGTCCGCGACGTGAACGCGCGGGACGCCGAGGGCAGGATGATCGCGACGAATCTCGCCGTCCCCGACGACATCGAAGAGGTCCGCACTCGAGGCTGGCTGCGCTCGGAGGTTCTGCGCGTTCACACAAATTTTTCCGTAGTCGACGGCCTCTCGAGTTGGGTCTCGCGGATAGCGGCGGCCCTCCCGAAGGAATCTTCTCCGCCTACCTGAACGTTCCGCCGACGATCGGGATGCTGATCTCGGCGAACCCTCTTCTGCTCGAGCCGCTCTCGACGACGCTCGGCCTCGAGGACATGCACGATCTTCTTGAGGTCATGCAGGTCGACGCCCACAATAAGCGCGTCTACCGGAAGTGGCTCAAAGCACAGGAGAGGTGAAAATGGGCATTCCTCTCCGTAGCCTCGAACCACAATTCCTGATCTACGCGCCCGAGAACGAGCGGGTGATCTGGCGGCACACCGATATGATGGAAGCCGCGCAGGGTGTGCGTTTCTTGTGTCCGAAATGCTTCGTCGAGAACGGCGGCGCGGACGGGACGCACGGAGTCGTCTGCTGGTCGCGCTCCCGCGGCGTTCCGGATAGCGCAAGTCCGGGGCCGGGACGGTGGGCGCTTGTTGGCACAGGATTCGATGACCTGACCTTGAACGCCGACCCTCCCGGCGACGCGCGCTCAGTTCAGCTTAAGGGCGGATGCGGCTGGCACGGCTTCGTCACGAACGGCGAGGTCACCTAATGCCGACCGTCATCGACTCGCTTGTGTTAGAGCTCGGCATCGACCCGAAGAACCTTTCGACGGGCGCGCAGGCCGGCATCGCGGTCCTGCGCCACTTCGAGGCGGAGTCCCTTTCAAGCGGGCGACGGATCGAGAGCGAGACGAAGCGCGTCAGCAACGTCCTCGCCGACCTGCGCCGCGAGGCGATCTCGACGCTCGGAATTTTCCTCGGCGGGAAGGGCATCAAGGATTTCCTCGGCTCGATCGTTTCGCTCGACGCCTCGACCGGACGGCTCGCGAAGACGTTCGGCATGAGCGCGAAAGAGGTCTCGACGTGGCAGGGCATCTTTCAGCAGGTCGGCGGAACGGTCGAAAGCGCGAACTCGACGCTTGGTGCGATCAACGGCGAGCTCGTGAAGTTTCAGACGACCGGGCAGACCGGGATGCTCGGCATCCTGAATCAGTTTGGCGTCGGGATGCACAAGGCGACGGGCGAGCTGAAGACGGCCGGCGAGCTGATCTTCGACCTCACGGCGGAGACCGAGAAACGCATCCAACGCGGGGAGATGTCGCAACGCACGGCTGCGGGCTTGCTAGGGATGCTCGGCATCTCGCAGGACGGCATCAACTTGATTCTGAAGGGCACTACGGCGCTGCGCGAGTATGAGCGAGAGGCGCGCGCGGCTGGCTCGACGACGGACGAGAGCGCGGCGGCCGCGGAGAAGTATCAGCGCAGCATGTCGCGACTCGAGCGGTCGATCCAAGCCGTAGGGCGCGCGATCGTCCTTACCTTCGGCGAGTCCTTCGCGAACTTCCTGCAGGCTGCAGCGGAGGGTATCCAATCCCTGAGCGACACCGCCGAGCAGCGGGCGGCGCGCTTGAAAAAGACCCCTTCGACAACGCAGGAATCTCGACGGCGCTTCGGAGACCCGAGCAACATGCCGCAATGGCTGAAGGACAGCCTGAACGGCGGCAAGCTCGGTCAATGGCTCGGGCCGAACTTTTGGGAGGACACCCCGGCTGCGCCGGCGGCGGCGCCGACATCCTCGCCGACCGCGTCGAGCGGCGCATCTCCCGGAGAAGTCGAGGCGTACATCCGCCGCGCGGCCGCAGCGCGCGGCATCGACCCGGAGCAGGCGGTGCGCGTCGCAAGAAGCGAGGGCCTGAACAAGGGGGCGCGCGCGATCGGCGACAATGGATCCTCCTTCGGCCCGTTTCAGCTTCACTACGGCCGTATGGCCGGCGGCTTGAATGCGGTTGACGGGCTCGGCGACAAGTTCACCCGGAAGACCGGCCTGCACGCGAGCGATCCCTCGACATGGCAGTCGCAGGTCGACTTTTCGCTCGACGAGGCGCGCAAGGGCGGGTGGGGGCCGTGGCACGGCTGGCGGGGCAGTCCGTTCGCCGGCATCGGTGCACCGGCCGCGGCTATGGCCGGAACGCACGACAGCAGCCGGACTAACACGACGACGGTGACGATCAGCAATCTTGTGGTAAATGCGGGACAGGCGAAAGACGCCGAGGGCGTTGCGCGTGAAATCGGGTCCGCGCTCGAGCGCAGCGTGACGGCGGGCGCCGCGAATTACGGACCAACCTGATGCCTGACGTTCCGAACGTCCCGGGAGTGCCGTCGCTGAGCAGCTACAGCTCGAACCTGACGCCGCTCATCATCGGGGATGCGCTCATCGCGGTCGCGGCCTTCCTGCGGCCGGCGTGGGGCATCTACCTGAACGGATCTCCCGTCATCACGCCGGCGAGCTTCATCACGCAGCAGTTCGCGCAGACGCTAGGAGCGATCTCGTCGATCGCCTCGCTCATCGGGTTTCCGAATATCGTCCCGACGATCGCCTCGACAATCGAGTTCGACTACTCGGGGGACTCGCCGATCTCGACCTATCCGCAGGAAGAGGGGGCGTTTCAAAGCTACGACAAGGTGCAGCTTCCGTTCGACGTGCGGCTCAAACTCGCGTGCGGCGGTACGACCTCGCAGCGGCAGGCCTTCCTCGACACGCTCGAGGCGCTGCGGACCTCGACGGTGCTGCTCGACATCGTCACGCCGGAGAAGGTCTATTCCGACGTCAACTGCAAGCACTTCGATTTCTCGCGCCGCGCCTCGAACGGCGTGCAGCTCATCGTCGCGGATGTCGGATTCCAGCAGGTCCGGATCGAGCAGGCCTCGACGTTCTCGAACACGATGAACCCGACGAGCTCGGCGACGCAGTCGATCGGCAACGTGCAGCCGCAGGCCGCACCGGCGACCGTCACGCAGCAGTTCAACGGACTCGGAGGGGCGCCCTACTGATGGAAAAGCTCGCGCTCTACTTCGGCTGTCGAGAGCAGCCCGGACACTATCTGCAGTCCGAACGAGATACGCTTTATGACACGTCGCGCGTCCCCGGCTTCCCGTGGACCCTTCGCCACCTAGACAGCGGACTTCTGACAAACGGTCGCCATCGCGACGTCGAGGACGGCAAGGTGTTCTGGACATGCGGAGCGACTCCGCTTTGGTTCGCATTCTTTTGGTGGGACAATTCTGTTGACCGTCGCGATGGATCGAACTCCGGTTTCTATGTTCGAGGGTTCGAGTTTAGCGAGCGGCAGGCCGCGTTCGATTATGCCTGCACGATCTTCCCGAAGGTCGTCGCACGCCAACGGCATCCGCTGGTAGTTCAATGCAAATAGTCCCGTTGCAGCCGGTTCCGAATCAAACCCTGCAGGTGCAGCTCAACGGGCAGGCCTGCACGCTGTACGTCCTGCAAAGCCCCTTCGGGCTCTTCATGACGGTCTATGTCGGGACGACGCTCATCATCGCGAGCGTCATTTGCGAGAACTTCAACCGCATCGTGCGATCGCTCTATCTTGGATTCTCCGGCGACTTCGTCTTCCTCGACACGCAGGGAACGGAGGATCCAATCTACACGGGGCTCGGCGGCTCGACCGCGCGCTTTCAGCTCCTCTACCTGACGCCGGCCGAACTGCCGGCCGGGCAGGGGTGAATGCGATGGCGTTCGCAAAGCGCAAGATCACCCTCGCGATCGCGCTCGCAACAAACAGCGGGACGAATCAGCCGAACTCCTTCGCGGAGAGCGGCACGAACACCGTGACGATCGAGAATCTGCGGACAAACGTCCGCATCTCGAACTCCGGCTCTCCCGTCGACAATCGCGCGACCGTCAAGGTGCACGGGCTTAATCCGAGCCTGATGAATCAGCTCTCGACCCTCGGCCTCGTCTTCAACCTCGTCCCGAAGAACACGCTGACGATTCAGGCGGGCGACGAAAACACCGGCATGGCTACGGTCTTCTCCGGAACGATCTTCGCGGCCTACGGCGACTACGCGGCGCAGCCGGACGTGTCCTTTCAGTTCGAGTGCCTGAGCGGCGTCGCGGATAACGTCGCGCCGGCGCCGGCCTCGAGCTTCACCGGATCGACGAGCGTCGAGACGATCATGTCGGGCTTTGCCCGGCAGCTCGGCCTCGGCTTCGAGAACAACGGGGTGAGCATTCAGCTCGCGAGCCCGTACTTTCCCGGTTCGGTATGGTCGCAAGCGCGCGCGGCCGCAGAGCACGCGAACATCAATTGGAGCGTCGTCGACAGCAAGCTCAGCATTTGGCCGAAGAACGGTAACCGCAATACGCCGAACATCGCGACGATCTCGAAGGAAACCGGCATGGTGACGTCGCCGGCGTTCACGCAGCAGGGAGTGATCGTCAAAACGCTCTTCAACCCACTCATCTCGTTCGGCTCGCTCGTGAAGATCGAGAGCTTCGTCATCGCGGGGATCAAGGGCGCGCAGCCGGCCTCGAACATCCCGTCGCAATGGGCGGTGAACAAGCTCGACCTCGCGCTCGACGCGCTCGAGCCGAAGGGGCAATGGCTCTCGACGATCTACGCCTACAACCCGAACTACGCGAAGGCGATCATCCCTCCGGCCGGATCGGGCACCTGACATGGTCGATCAGGTCGCACAGAGCGGAAGCCTCGGGGCGGGTCAGCAAGATCCATTCACGCCGAACTCGGACTTCACGGTTACTGCGTTCATCGTGAGCCAGATGATGGCTCGGCTCGACACGATGAAGCTCGTGAAGGTGACGAAGGTCACCGGCGGCGGCGGCGCGATCGCGGCAGCGGGGACCGTCGACGTGCAGCCGCTCGTCAGCCAGATCGACGGCGCCGGCAACACGACCCCGCACGGCACGGTCTCAAACATCCCGTGGTTTCGGCTTCAAGGCGGGAAGAGCGCGATCATCTGCGATCCGGTCGTCGGTGACATCGGATACGTCTCCTGTGCCGACCGCGACATCTCGAATGTGAAGAGCGCGAAGGCAGTTTCCCCCCCGGGCTCGCGGCGGAAATACAATATCGCGGACGGCATCTATGTCGGCGCGGTGCTCGTCGAGGCGCCCGAGCAGTACCTCGTCTTCACCCCGGGCGGCGGCTTCAAGCTGCTCGATAAGTTCGGCAACTCGATCGAGGGAAAGACCTCCGGCCTCGTTCTCACGGACAAAACCGGAAACGTGGTAGAGATGTCCGCGGCCGGAATCGCGATGACGCCGCACGGTAGTCTTCCGGTGACGGTGAACGGGGTTCTTGTCGTGAACGGTGGGATGCAGCTCTCCGGGCTTATTGCCGCGATCGGCGGCGGCACCTATGCCGGCAACATCACGACGTCGGGCACGATTCAGGGCGGCATCGTCCGCACCGCGACCGTCACCATGGACGCTCACATTCACGCCGCGAACAACACTCCGCCGACACCGGGGCACTGAGATGATCGGAGTGCTCTATTTTTTAGAGTTCAAAAACGGAAAGGGGTACATCGGCATAACGTCACGCGCGCCGAAGCGTCGACATCAGATGCATCTTCATCATGCTCGAAAGGGACGTCCGGGTGCTCTCCAGTCCGCAATAAGGAAATACGGAGAGGGAAGCTTTACGATGCGTGTGTTAGCGGTAGCTGGGGACTGGAAGTATTTGTGTGATCTAGAACGACGGGCCATCGCGGTCTTTGGGTCGCTTGCTCCGCGCGGATATAATTTGACCCAAGGAGGAGAAGGTGGCTTCGGGGCCCACCGCTCAGCTCAATGGCGAGCT